GTTTTGGGGAGGGCTGTGCTCTTCGGTTTCCCACAGCACCTGACACGTCAGTAGAAAACACACGCGTCTGTCGCGTGGGTGTGCTGTTTTCTCTGTACCCGTGTGTTTGCGTTTTAGACCTTTCTGTCGCGAAACACCTCCGTTTTCGGCGTGTCGCGCATTTGCGTTTCTCGCGCGCGTGTGTTATATTATAAGTGTTGGTGATAGGAACAGATGAAAGGATTAGAGATGTACAGTGTGATTATCGGTAATGTCGGTCGGATGAATCAGGTTCTTGGCGCTTGCACTGCTATAGCCGATAAGTTGGATGGCAGAACAGATGTGAAGCTGACGCAAGACTATATGGCTATATTCGTCACTGCCGGTAGTGTACGTATGTGGGTAAAGGCTCCCTACTTCTCCGCTTATGCGGTGACGGCCTACTATCCTAACAAGGCTGATATGGATTCGTTCAAACTGGATGACTACCATGCCGCTAAACAGTACACTGACTTGCGTGAGTTTGTCAAGGACACGGTTAAGTGGATTGACGACCGTATTGCACCAAAGTTCAACAAGTAGTATAATGGTATCAGGCCCCGGTGGTTGCCGGGGCCATTATGAAAGGATTGGGATTATGGACGTTTTGGTTACTACTTTTGGCGAGCCTGAGAACAAACAGGCAGAGGAACAGGCCTATGCTGATGTTGTAAACGTGCTGTTTGAAGTTGTGCCCGGCCCTGGGTTTGAGCAGACCGTACTTCAATCCAACAAATGTGTTACCGGCAAGGTTTGGAATGACGAATGCAATAAAGCAGTATTCTTTGTGAGGGTTGTGGGTACGCCTTATTACGTGTATTTTACGGGTTCCAAGCATATGAGTGTCAAGGATGTGGATATTCTGTATGTCAAGGCCGCTATGAATCATGGAACTGTTATGGTAACTACAAACCGGCGTGTTCTTGAGAAATTCATCCGCTACCATTTTGCGTGAGGGGTCGCTATGCTCTATTGTAGACCGGCTGGTGAAAAGCGTTCATGGTGGTCAGAGTTTTGGTCTGCTGTCAAGTGGTATTTTGGATGTGAGGATAAGAGTCTTGACGCTGAAATAATCGGGGAGCTTGCAGACCCCGACAATCCCAAAGACCCGGGGTTTGTCCTATGCCAGAGGGGTGACAGGAATTACATGTGCCCCAAAAGGAAAGGCAACAAGACGATGACAGAGGTGTCCCCCGCTTTCATTGAGAAGATGATTACCAGCGGATACCACTATAGAATCCAGGATAGGGACTTTCTGGCAAAATATGCGCGGTCAGAAGTTTGCAAACCACGGGAAACGTGCTATACTGGAGATGTCGGCAAGGAAACCGACAGTGATAGATTGAAAGGATTGAAAATGGGATACGACGATAAGACCAATGTCAGGCTAGACGACTTCAACAAGGTCATGATGGACTTCGTGTTGGCTTACGGTTGCCAACTGTCAGTGACAACAACCGATGATGGGCCTAGTCATTATCGCCTTTCGCAAAAGGACAAGTGGGCGGTTCTGTTCATCGTTCATCCTAGTGGTCTTGTGTTGGATGTTAATTACAACTTAAGTGCCGATGCGTGCAATTATAATGTGTTGTATGACATTAAGAAGTCTGATAGTACATTCGGAATCGGCAATTATGAGTATTTGATTAACAAGCTCAAAACCCTTATGGCTACGAACTTCATTCATCCGGTCAAAGAATAATGACACAAGTCAAGATGGATAAGCGCCTCGCTGGTCTCCCCCCTAGGGAACAGGCGAGGTACCGGAGGGCTGACCTCTATGCCGATGATCCATGGAACAACGCCAGAGTCACGCGGGCGTTCCGTCGCCACCGTAAGGAAATGGATTTTGCCGCCTGGAACAAGGGTTTTCAGGGCAATGATATCCTTTTCGCTGACGCTGTGAAGAATCTGTTGAGGGTCTATGTGGACAACAAAAGCACCGACGCATATCTTAGGCATTCGATAAGTGCCGCGTCGGAACTTTGCCTATCGCTCCCCGATAGCACATATTGGGCCAACATTTTCGACTATCCAGTTCAGATGACCGATATCTTCGGTTGCTTGCGCGTCCAATGGTTTATTGGATACAACGCCGTCTGTGCCGCTTGCGGTGCCGACAGCTATGACATGATACAGGAGGGGTGCAATGGTCTGAAAGGGAAATCGCTTGAGGTCGCCAAACAAATAGCAATTGATTGCTCTAAGATGTTTGACAATCTTGAGGACAGATGTTATACTAGAGATGATATCGAAAGGTTCGGTATTGAGGTAAGGAAAGGTGATAGCGATGATTAAGCGCTTGCGGCAGTACGCCAAGGTCTCAGGATATGAGCTTGGCGAGGATAACACCCCTAAGCTTGTAGAGCATATCGTAGAGGGAGCTTATAAGGATGTTGACCGGGTTAAGGAACGCGCGTCACGCGAGTGGAAAGGTTTCATGCCCACGGATGTTGAGTTCCACCGGCAGAACACGACCATGTCGGATACGGAATACTACAAGCACGCAATTTTCGGCGAGGACACCATTGTCACCTACGAGGACAATAAGCAGTCAGCCGATGAATCCAAGAACGACAACAAGTAATAACGAATGAAAGGTGATAGTATCATGAGCAACGAAATCGTCAAGAACCAGAGCAATGATGAAGTGACTGCCCCATCCGACCTTGCGCGAGGCGGCGTGGCGACCACCATCGACATGAGCACGATGAAGGGCAAGGTAGAGGTCTATCAGGCCCTGGCTGACAGCGAGTCAATCGCCGACCACCTTGAGGAGCCGTTCAACCTTAAGGATATCATTTTTCAGGGTGTTGAGGTGACTTCTCAGCAGACTGGGGAAATCATCCCGGCGACCCGTACCATTCTGGTTGCAGATGATGGACGGCGTTTCTCTACTGTATCCGATACTATCGTGAGCGACCTCAGAACACTGACAGCCATCTTTGGTTCTCCTAAGACATGGGATGAACCCCTTGAGGTGTCGGTAGAGGAACGGCGCGGGAACAACAAGAACCGTTACTATAAGCTGGTCACGGCATTTGGTGATGTAGAGGACAAACCGGCGCCTAAGTCACGGAAAGCATGAATCACGGACTTGCCCTAATCAAGGGGCAGTGCTATAATAGGTAGTGCCGCAAGGGAAATCTCAATCGCCCATCGGCTACTATCACGCGAATAGCGTCACGTCATATAGTGGGCGTGGCGCTATTTGTTTCTTAGGCGAAAGGTCGGGCATGGCAAGAAGCAAGAAGACCACCAAAAGACAGCGCCAGGCGGCACAGAGAAAACGGAACGCTCAGATACGTAGTGCCCAGGTCGCGCGCAATGCGGCACGCAATATCGGAACCATCAATCCTACAAAAGTCAGCGTTGGCACGCTCAACAAACTGTCCAGGCCGCAACTGGAGCGGCTCGCTCAGAACGTTGGCAATGAGGTGTATGACGCGAAAAGCTCAGTACAGAAATATCTTAGGTCAAAGCCATACTACCACGCTCCCCCGGTGTCAATCACCAAACGCGAGAGAGAATTTGCGAGTAGAAAGGTGCCGACCGACCAACAGATAGCGGCGGCTCCCCCAAAGAAAGCCAAGCTACTCAGACAGCAGAAGCGCAAGATAACAGCGGCGCGGAACAAACTTGAGGACTGGAAACGGTATAACGCTCAGGTCATGGCCGGGCGAACCGCCAGGGATGAACGCGCGGACGCGCTGAATGGCACGGGCGGCAAGGAATCGCGAACCAGGGACGCGGGCAAACGCTCTACCACTGATATTGACCATCTGGATAGATACCGTAACGTCTTGAAGAATCCACAGATAGTCTCAAAACTGTCTGATGATGAATTGCGCAAGGAAATACGCGCGAGGACGAAAGACTTGAAGAATGCCAAGAACATACTGGAGAATGGTGTCGGCAGAATCAGCGAAAAGGATAACGCCTATGTGGAGCGGCGACTGAAAGCGGGCTTTGGACAATCGGCTTTGGACGGATGGAGAAAACTCAGCCGGACTGAACGGTATAGCCTGGTGAATCAGACCTCGCTTTTGAACAGAATAGAATTCTACTCAGTGTACAACGAGGAAACCCACGCATATGAACCATGGGACCACGACAGGAAAGAACAGGTGAAACAGGAAAGGAGCGACATTATGAGCTTTATCCGAAACGCCCGAAATATCAGCAACGCCAGTTTAGAGTAAGATAGATACCGTGATAGTATATGTAGGCGATACAGATATGACATGCGACGGCCAGACCATGCCGTATGACATAAACGTATGCTCTCTGCTATCTTTACGCAAGAATACAATAATGTGGACGGATAGCACGAAAACAGCGGTCAAAGTGGTAAACGACTTGCATTTTCATGGCTACGGATTGAGCACCAGCGGTGTGAAGACATTTGACGTGACGCGCGGAATCAATGGGCATGTCTACAGGATATCGGTCAGGCCGACCGGAAAGGTCACGCTCAGGATATACAATGTCGAAAACATACTGCCACATACGGGACAGACGGAACTTTTTGAGACTTTTGGCGGCACAAGCAAACTGGATATGTATACGCGGATAGCCGATAAGCTCATGGAGCTTGGCATATGTTCGCCCACCGCCGGTAGCGCCGCGATGGCTGAATACCGCGACATGTACGGGTACGGTGAGTATTTTCAGCGTTTCCCCAAGTCGGATATCTGGACAAGCGACATGCGTCAGGCGTATCATGGCGGCATAGTGTATGCCAGGACGGGAGAGTGGCACAATGGGGTGTCATATGACTGCAACAGCATGTACCCGGACGCGGCGAGGCATAATGCCATGCCCTACGGTCTGCCGGAACACTATGATGGAGCATATGAGGACGACGGGAAAATGCCGTACCATCTTGACCGTCTCACCTTTCGTGCTCATATCAAGGACGGGTGCATACCATATGCCGGCATGCTTTTCGGGAGCCGCGATGAAATGTCAGAGGATACAGGGGGATATATCACACGATGGATAACCGATGTTGACATGGCGACTCTGAAAGAGTACTATGAGGTAAGGATAGTAGAGGAGATTGAGGGGTATAAATTTGCGGCGTGCAAGGGCATGTTTTCGCTGTATGTGGACGAATGGTACAAACGCAAGTCAAGAGACCGCGAGGGCACGCGCGCCTTAGATAAGATGATGTTGAACAGTTTTATAGGGAAATTCGGGAGCTTTGGCGACAACAGAAAGCTCATGCCTGAATGGATGGACGACGACGCGCCCGCGACATGGGGTGTGGTCAAGGACGACAGCGACAGGACGGTATCCTATCCCCCGGTCGCCATGTGGGCGACTTCTTTCGCGCGTCGCAAACTGCTTAAGGCCATGCACGCGAATATAGGACACCTGGTGTATGCCGATACAGACAGCATTATCCTTGATACGACCGACGACCCGAACGACATAGAGGTCAATGACACCAAATTGGGAGCCTGGAAAGTGGAGAGACGGTACAAGGATATGAGGGTGCTTGGGGTACGCCGGTATGCCATGCGGCTGATGGACGGCACCACCGTCAACAATCTGGCGGGCACTCCAATGAGCCATGTTATCGACTATGAGGACTTTCGGGCCGGTTCAGTGCAGAAGAATGGCGCTGGCGAGGAATTCGTGCTATAATGGCAGTGAGCGAGGCGGTGGCCGTGCTAGGCGATTAGGTGCCGGAGACCCGTATTAAGTTACGCCCACCGAAAGCTATGGTGTGGTGCCACAACGCGATACCGCCGCTCCCACGCTCACGCTATCGTCGCCCATGCTGAAAGGCGTGGGCGGCACTTATACGACTAGGACGGATGATAATGGCTGACGACACAGAAGACGACAAAAAGGACGACACCCAGAACGAGGGCAAGCCCGACACCCCGAACGACGACCTGAGCGACCACCAGGAATCTGCTGAGAGCGAAGACAATCAAGAGAACGACTCTAATGATTCCGGTGACGACAACCAGGAAAACGACATGCGCGTACAGATTAAGCACCTGAACGATATCGTCAGCCAACAGGCTGGCGTGATTGAGGAATTGCGCAAGTCTGTAGCCAGTATCATGGACTCCAACGGCGAGGACGACACCGGTCAGGACAATGACAGTGATTCAGGCAACGGCGCGCCAAATCAAGAAAACAGTGGTACAATAAAGACCATAGAACAGCTTTTCGGAATCGAAAAGTAGGAGAGGAAAGAAAATGGCAAGCGGCGCAATCAGCGGGAAAGGCTCCAACAACGCCAACGATGATATCATCCGGCCTATCACCGAAATGTCGAATGAAGAAATTGTTGACGCTATCAGGGCAGAGCAGACACCGGCGTATCAGGCGCGAATTCCATCCGCTACACAGGCGGGAATCCGTACCACCCTTGAACATCTGCAAGGCAATTTTAGCTTCTGGAACAGTTTCTATAACACACTCATGAACAGAATCGGGGGAACCTGGCTCAACACCACAGAGTGGGAGGATCCCTGGAAAGAGTTCAATCGGTCGGCTATGAAGTACGGCAACACGTTCCAGGAAATTGCTGTGGGCTTAATCAAGGCTCATGTCTATGACCCGCATTCTGAGTACCTCTCCCAGGATAATTTTGGGACGTTCAAGGTGCCAGTGGACGCTGTCTACCATCAGCGTAATTACGAACACTGGTATCCGGCCACCATCAACCGTGCCCAGCTCAATGCCGCATTTTTGGAGGAAAACGGCATTGGTCGTCTGGTGTCGGCCATCATGGGCGCGGCCAAGACCTCTGATGAACTTGATATCAATCTGGCGACAAATTCGCTGTTCGCTGAATATGCGCGTCTTGGCGGCTACTGGCGTGTCCAGGTTCCCGACGTGTCGGCCGCGGGTTCCACCAAGGAACAGGCACAGACCCTTTTGCGCGAGATTCGCTCCATGGGCAACAAAATGATGATTCGCCCACAGACCCAATACAACGCTAAGCACTGGCCTACGGTCGCCAAGCGTGACGACCTTATGCTCATTGCGTCGCCCGACACGCTTGCCGGTCTGGACGTCATGGCCTATGCTGAGTTTTTCCAGATTGACCGCGCTGAGATTCCATACCGTATCATATCCGTCTTGCCGGAGGATATCCATATCAAGGGATTCCAAGCCATCCTCACAACCAAAGACTTTCTTTTCCGTCTGGACAACTTGCGTGAGGTCACCAACCAACGGAACGCCGTATCGATGGGAGAGAACTTCTATCTCCATCATTGGGCGACTCTGTCGGTGTCGCCGTTCGCTCCCGCCGCGCTGTTCTGGACAGGGCCGGGTTCCAAGATTACCATCATTGACCCGAAGAAAGTCGTCGCGTCAAAGCCAGAGTTTGAGGTTCATATTGCACGGTATACCGGGCAGACCTCAACTCCTACCGACGTGACCCGTGGCGGTATCGTCCAGTTGGTTTCCACTCTGACCAATTCAGAGGATTCCAACCCCAACGCATACAAGACCTCTGGTGTCACCTACGAGATTGGCGACACTGAGAAACAGCGTAGCCAGTGGACTTCTGTCGATAAGTTTGGTATGCTGTATGTGGGTATCGATGAACCGAACGCCGTTATCCCGGTGCATGCGACCGCCACGTACATTGACCCTGAGCACCCCGAAGTTCCCATGGAAACCAGCGCTGACCTTGAAGTGCCGGTGGTTGGCGACGGTGTGCTTGGTTTCAATCCCCAGCTCCTGGTGAGCTACGAGGCAGACCCCGACCAAAAACAGGTCGTCCAGGGTCAGCCCACCAAGCTCAACTTCACGGGCTATCTGACTGACGGGCGCAAGATTGACGTGTCCAACATGGTTCTGCTGGCCGTCAAATCCGGCGACGCGACCATCGCCAACGGCAGAATTCTTACCGCGAACGGCACCGATGATGTGGTGCTGACCACGCGACTGATGGGGATACCGCCCAAGGACGTGACCTACAAGGTCACCGCCGCGGGTGGCACGCAAGGTCAGACCACCAAGTGATGTTTGCGTTCCGTCACTGACGGTGCTATAATGGGTCATAGCTTAGGCTATGGCCCATTTTTCATAGGAGACTTGATATGGCGAACACGCTACCTGACGGCTCGCGCCCCATGGATATCGGTGAGTATGAGAACACCCACGACTATACCATGTGGCAACCGAAATCACGCGTCATGCTCTGCAACGTCCCGTGGGACAGCACATACCGCGATATCGTACGCTTTGACGACGCGGCCGCGCGTGATAAATATTTTGAATCCCTGGAGGACAAAAGCGAGACCGTCGTCCTGACCCGCCAGACCATGGTACGTTTCGGGGAGCCGATAAAGCTTGCCATGCCTTTCGACATGGCGTGCCGGTATAATTACGTTTGCGTATCATATGGGAGACCGGGCAATGAGAGGACTTGGTACTACTTCATCCAGGATGTGAAATGGGCGGCTGGAGGCGTGACCGCACTCTATCTTATGTTGGACGTGTGGACAAGTTTCCAGTTTGACATTCGTTTCGGTAGGTGCTATGTTGACCATGGGCATATCGCCATCGCGGCAGAGAAAAAGAATCTGGCCGATAAGCGTAGCAAACTTGAAATACCGGAGGGTCTGGACGTTGGGTCACAGTATAATGTTGACTCTGTGGAATCCAAGGGTATAATGGGGACGCAAAGGCCAGACAACGGCGGGCAATTCTCGTTTTCCGCAATCATCACGTCAACTGTGGAACTTGATTCAAAATGGCCGGACGCGAGCAATGCCAACGACCTGAAATCAGCGAGGGGCAGTGCTTTTGAAATGTTCCCTACGGGAACGTCTGTGTACGTAATTCCCGATGGAACACGCTTGCCGGAATTCATGAACGCCATATCGGGATATCCGCTAGTATCTCAGGGAATCGTAAATATCACATTCGTACCGTACGTTCCTGAATTCAACAACAATGGGAATTGGGTCACACAAAACAATCTCCCTAGCGGTCTTATCGCCCACACCATAGGTTTCAGGACTCAGGACGGTCTGGAAAGAGACTTTTTGAAAATTGCGAATTTTCGTGACAAATTCGACATTCCAGACCGCTACAGGATGTTGCGCGATAAGCTGACCATGTTCCCTTATTCGGAAATAGAATGTACGATACAGAACGGCCAGGTGCTTATCATAAGGCCGGAAACGGTGAATTCCAACGACCTGGTTTTCAGGAGAATCATGTTCCTGGCCCAGCCGTCGCCACGAATGGTGTTTTTCCCGCGATACATTGACACGGCAAAAGACCCGAACAGTCCTCTGCCGTGGTCTTCTGCTTGGCGACCGGACGAATATTTGGATATGGCGCTTGTGTTGGATAATCTGCCTACAACAAATATTGTAAATAACCAAAGTTTGGCGTACATGACCTCAAATCGTCGCTCCATCGCATGGTCGTATCAATCAGCCAGTTGGTCTCAGCAGAAAGCCCAGATGGGAATTCAGCAATCGGAGGCGGCTACGGCTCAGGGGAATCGATTCCGTCAGCAGAACACCGACCAACAGAACGCTCAGGCCGGAGAGCGTACGCTTATCAGAAATATTGAAACAGGCGTATCGGGCGCAACCAGTGGTGTCGGTCAGTTGCTTGGCGGGAACATTGGCGGTGCCATCGGGACAGCCGTGAACACGACTGAATCCATAGCGTTCAACTCCATCAACAATTCTCAAAATATGCAGTTCAACCAGCAGAACACCAACCTGGCGAACCGACAGGCTACAGAGGCAAATAATCTGAATGTTGCCTATGCGAACCAAGCCATGCGCGGAGACTATCGAAACCAGATAGCCGGGATAAACGCGAAACTCCAGGACGCTAAGCTCATGGAGCCCAGTGTTTCCGGTCAGATTGGCGGGGACAACTTCAACTTTGCTACAGATAACTGCCATTTGCTGATAAAGTTCAAGACGCTCCCGCAAGCGGCTATGGCGAACATTGGCGAGTATTTTTTGAGATACGGCTACTCTGTTCAAAGGTTCGCCACGCCGCCCCAGAATCTCCAGGTCATGACACGGGCCACCTATTGGAAAATGAGCGAGACGTTTCTTTCGTCAGCCTTGTGCCCTGAACCATATCGCATGACGATTCGCGGAATCTTTGAAAAAGGCGTGACCGTATATCGTAATCCGAACGATATCGGCACCATGGACTTTGCCGACCAACAGCCACTAGAGGGGATAGAATACTGACATGAGCAGACGCAAAGCAAAGTACGAACTCCAGAAAGACAACTACGAGGCATTGTTCCCGGGCGACGCGAAAAACGTCGGGAACAACGCGACGGAAAACCGCCGTTATGTCAATATAGGCATGTACTATCACTTGCTTAAGCAATTGGCGGTGAGCCGGTTCTCCTGGCAAGGTCTGCCACCGGGCATTGATGAAAGATTCATCGAACTTAGATTATTTGAAAATGGGGGAATGCCTCTAATTTTCTTCTACGATAAAATCCGTTTGCGCTACATGGTGACGGAATGCTCCAACATGGGTTTTCAGAACACGTACCTGAACCCCACCTCATACACGCCTTACGGTGTTGACTATTCCTACAGAAAACTTCAGCCGGACGAATGCGTTCCCATTTGGGACAACATGTTGCGCACACCGTTGCACGACGTTATGTATCTGTATGCCACCCGACTAGCGGCCATAGACCGCGCTTTTGACGTGAATATCGACAACAGCGTATGGCCGCAGATTGTCGTTACCACAGAGACACAGAAGCTCACCATCGAAAATCTTTTGAAACAGAAGAATGACGGCGCGCCTATAGTCATAGCATACGACAACTTGGACAATATCAACCAGGTCGTCCAGAACATACCCAACAGCGGAGAATATATCGCTGACAAACTTTTGAACGCAAAAGCCCAGGTTTGGAACGAGGCTATCAGTTTTCTTGGAATATCGAACTCCAACACGGAGAAGAAAGAGCGGCTCATATCCGATGAAGTGGAGGCGGGAGCAGAGAAGACCGACGTTTTCAGACTCGCGTTTCTTAAAACACGCCAACAGGCGTGTGACCAAATCAACAACATGTTCGGTGGCGACGGTATCATCGTGGGTGTTGACTGGAGCGACAACACGACTGACGCGACCATAGGGGGCGGTACCAGTGACTGACTACAGCGACTGCAAGATACAGACATATGGCTCTGACTATACCATAAAACTAGGCGGTCTGGTGTCATTGGGCTACGATACGGACGAAAAATTGGGCCTGGATAAATACCCTATCTTTGATGAAGACTATCGCTCTACGCTGAACCATAAGATTGTCGCCCATTATGCGCTAAGAGAAATCGGTGTCGAAACACCGGAGCAATTCGTATTCTATTTGCGGAGAACCATGAATGAAATCATGCCATACTACAACAGGATGTACGAATCCGACCGGCTGAAATTTGACCCGCTCAGTACCATGAGCATACAGTCCATATCAAGTAATGATACCGACTCCCAAATGAGTTCAAAATCCAGCAGTGAGGACAAAACCCAGTCCAAGACCGATACTACCACGGATTCACACAATCAGCAAAGGACTGTGGACAGCGTGGCTCCCGACGCTCAACTATCCGGCACCGGCGACTATGCCGGGAACATTCAGGACATCGACGCAAAAAACCACCAGGATACCTCAGCCGAAACGAACGCCACCGGCACGAACACAAGCTCTACGGACTTTTCGTCCTCACAAAGCAAGGGCAACGGCAACACCCAGACTACAGGATACAGCGGTCTGCCGACAAGCGACCTGATACAGCGCTATCGTGCCAGCCTTATCAATGTGGACATGATGATAATCACGGAGCTTGGCTCGCTTTTCATGGGGGTCAGTGATACAATGGACAGTATGGCACCGCGCGGATATGATAGGACACTGCTATGGTAGATGATATAACACCCGGTATGCCGGATACAGGCACAGGCCAGGGCGCGTACCCGTGGCCGCCGTTCCCTCGCGTTTCATCCTCTCAGCCGTTTACCATGCGCGACGGTATGAGCTATCTTGAAATTCTTGAGAAGCTACGGCACGGCCTGGAGATAATTCAAAGGGAATGGGAGCGTTATCTCAAACAGGTCACACAATGGGGCATGGATACGGAGAAAGCCTGGCAGAAATTCCAGGAACAGTACCATACCGACTTTGAGAACCTCAGGGATGAACTTATCCAGCTTATCCATGACGCGGGCCAGACCGACAATGTCATGGTATGGTCGTCTGCATATGGTAGAATGGTGCCGTTGCAACAGGCTTTGGATGATATCTATGACGCTGACCGCGTGCATGGGCTTTTCGTCATGGACTTTGATTCTCTGAATCTCACGCCCGCCCAGTTTGACGCGCTGAAAGTGGAACCGCGCATGTTTGACATGCACAGCGTGCATTTGGTCAATGCCGTCAAAGGCGATATCACCGCTGATGACATTCTGTGGCTCAATCCACAACAGCCTACCACGCCCAACGAACAACAGCTCGCAAAAATATTCCTACGGCGCAATCCATCGGCAAACGCTTTCAGCAACGGCAATTGATAGGAGAGAACAATGTCCAGTAGCTCTAAGACCAAGAATCTGAAACTGCCTCAATTTTCGCCACAGGATAAACCATCGTTCCTGACGGATATCAACCCCGCGTTTCAATCGATAGACGACGCTTTCACTCAGACGGCACCGACCGTACCGGACGACAGTGAGCTTGGAATCACCGCCGCTGACTATGACCGGCTCTATATCGGTGAGGACAACATTGTAAGATACAAGCCCAGGAGCACCAATGCCCAGTAGGAATCATACACCAAATCTTGGTTTGACGCAATACGCACCCAATGATAGAATAGCACTGTTGGATGACTACAATTCCGACATGAAGAAAATAGACCTGAAATTGAACGACTTGGAGATAAGGGTCAGGAACCTGGAGAAAAGGATAGGAAATGCCTAGTCAGAATCATACCACACATTACGGTCTGACACAATACAGTGATAACGGCAGTGACCGCGTTTCTTTTCTTGGCGATTACACCGGGGATATGGCCAAGATTGACGAAACCCTTTTCGGGGCCACCGATTCGGCCAGCAATGCGATTACAGAAGCCAAGTCGGCACAGACCAAGGCCGACACCGCGACCACGACAGCCAACAAGGCTCTTTCAAATTCCTCTCAGGCAAGCAGTGACGCGAGCAACGCCCTGAACACGGCGAACGCGGCCGCCACGACCGCGACCAACGCCAAAACGTCAGCCGACACGGCGACCACTGTTTCAAATGAAGCGAACGCCATCGCCAAACAGGCCAAGGCCGAAGCCGACGACAACAAGGCCAAGAAAGAGGATAAGGGCGTAGCATATCCCAAGGACATATCCGATAAGCGTTTCGCCATCTGGCCCAAGGGGCTTATCCAGGAAAATATGATTATCATTGGCGACAGTATCAGCTACGGCACCGGAGCCAGCGCCCTGACCCAGTCGTGGGCTAACATGATAGGCGCGGAACGTGAAAGCACCGTGACCAACATATCCGCTAACAATGCCGGATACGTCAATGGCCCCACTTTCATGTCTGAACTTCAAAGTTTTTCCGGTGATAAGAACGCGGTCACCCACATTGTCATTGTAGGCGGTGCCAACGACAAACTCCAGAAGTTGGATGACGTGACCTCAGCCGCCCAGGCTCTCTACCGGTACGCCATCACCAATTTTCCCAACGCCCGCGTGTTCGCCATCCCGTGTCTGCTTGGATTCTACGGTGGCGACCGATACCATGGGAACATCATGAACACGGTACACGCCATCGAACTGGCATTGAGTCGTGTTCGCGGTGTTGTTGAAATTCCGTATGGGTGGGAATGGCTGGCTGGCAATGAGCGTTGGTCGTCGGATTACTCCATCCATCCGAATGATAATGGTAATCGCGAGCTTATGCGAATCATCAGCAACTGCCTGGACTCCAGTCATTCATATAGAAATTCTTGGAAAGGCGAGGTATACGGAGCCAACGGCCACGGCAATGTCATTCACGGAGAAGCGTGGGCGACAGCCGGAATCTATTCTGTAAATATCCAAATGAAGATTACTGGAGCTACGAATTCCTACTCACCGTTCGTATCCGTCAGCAACGCCGGGTCGTGGGCCAACAACACATACGTTCCTAATAGTATAAATAAATTACTATATACGAACGACAATGATTCAGCCCAGGCGCACCGTTGCTCTATCGCTTGCACCGATAATCTAGCGGACGGTACTGAAATTTATTTGAGCTATTCCAAGGGCGTAGCCGCATGAGTTCCCAAAGCATGTATGCCATGTATGTGATAGGGCGAGTCGAAAGCAACCACAATTGGGCGGCTGTGAATCTGAACGACCCTATCACGCTTGGCATGATGCAATGGTACGGGACGCGAGCGGCCCAGTTGATTCGTACTTGCGCGGGCACCGACCCGGACGGGTACAATGCATTCAAGACCGCCGCGCCTACGCTCGCGTCCCAGGTAGAGGCGAACAACATCGACTTTAATTCAAGATATGTTACCAATGCAGAGGCGAACGCATGGCGTACTTGGGCAAAGAACCCGAAGAACCACCAGGGCCAGCAGAATACGTGGGACTCAGACTATCAAAATTATTCAAAAGTCTGTGACAATGTGGGAATGCCCGCCGCCAACATACAGGCCAGAATCATGTTCATGTGTGCCTACCACCAGTCGCCGCGCCAGGCCCTGGCGGTCATCGGTTCGGTCGGCGGGACGGCAGACCTTTACAGAGTCTACACAGGCATACTAGCCGATGGAATTTTGGGACGGTACCGCAATCGATACGAAACTGCCTACAATCTGCTCAAAGGATGGGACGGCAAATCAGACCCCCCGGACTTTGGGCAGATTGGGGGAGGGTCGGGCAATCCCGGGGGCAACAACCAACCCGGCGTTACCCCGTCCCAGCCTAAACGCATATCCGTTCATCTTCAAGGTGATAATCTTATCGTCACTTTTGACGGAAAATCATATGTAGCATATCCATATGCCGCTCAGACTTGGATAGCCCAGTCAACAGGCGGCCAGGACATATCTGGCGGCAACACCGGCGGCGGTTCATCATCAGGAAACGCGAGCGACGACGCAAAGAAAGTGCTACAATGGATAGCAGATAGGGCCGGAAAATTCGCCTACGGCCAGGGTGCCGGTCGGCTCAATCCCGACCAAACAGGATACACAGATTGTTCCGGTCTGATATGGTCGGCTTTTCATTTTGGCATAGGCAGAGACCTTGTAGGAACCTGGACGGGAAACGAGGCGGGCAAGGGAAATCTAGTGTGTTCTTCATCCAACACGTCTGTGGCCGATGGAATCAAGAAAGCGCAAGCCGCTGACATTCTGCTTATCACATGGTCTGGACATAATCCCTCATTTGACCATGAGGAAATCTTCACAGAAGACACCAACACCGTATGGTCTCACGGTGGCCCAGGGAACGGCCCGACCAAGAAGTCAGCCAGCCAGCAAATGGGATATGCGAGCGAATGGCAGATTAGGAGGCATTTGTAATTATGAAAGTCGCGGAGACCGACTATTATGACCTACATGATATCCTCTCGCATAACGCGATGTGGAATTTTATCATGGGGGCGCGCGGTCTTGGCAAGACTTTCGACTCTCTCCAGTTCTGTATCAACAAGTATCTGCACAAGGGCTATCAGTTCATCTACTTGCGCCGGAGCGAGGAGGAATTAAAGCGCATAAAGCCCACTTTCTTTGACGACATGGCCGGTCAGTTTCCGGGCTATGAATTCCAGGTAGAAGGAATGGCCCTACAGATGGGACGCAAACGCGACGACGGAAAACATTCCTGGAAAACCATCGGTTTCATTATAGCACTCAGCACGTCGGGAAATCTCAAGAGCGTAGCGTTTCCTAATGTGAGATATATTATATTTGACGAAATTTTCCCGAACAAAAAATCCAATGCGTATCTGTCTGGCGAGGTATGGATGTTTGCAGAGTTCTATAACACTGTAGACAGGTATAAGGATAAGACCCGCGTCATTGCACTCAGTAACGCGACCTCGCTTGCCAACCCATATTTTTCAGCCTATGGCATACACATGGAGCAACAGCGCAAGCCAATTCAGATGTATGCCAAAGGTTACATAGCTGTCGAAAAGGCCGACTACAAGGGCTTTTCATCCAAGGTGGCGCATTCGCGGTTCGGAAAATTCATGCTGGAAAACAACCCGGATTACGCGGAATATGCCATCAACAACAAGTTCCAGGACGACACGCACGAATTAATCGCTCCACTTGACACCTCACGGGACACTTACAATTATACCATAGAAACAGACGAGGGTAGGTTCTCAATCTGGAGCCACCTTGAAACCGCCACATTTGACGCATATTATATCCTATCGGACAGGACTCCCGAACACTGCCGCGTCAAGACCACGGTGCCGACACGAGTAAGACCCGATAAACCATTCCTAGGCAAGCATGATGATATCATGAAACGCTTGCAATCAGCATACCGATGTGGTAGACTTAACTTTGAGACAGCAGAACTCAAGGCAATATTTTTAAACCTATTCGGCTCTAGCTTATCATGAGGAGACGACATGAACAATCTGCAAATGACCGGCGAAATCGCATTGGTGACTTTTGCGTTCATTCTGGCCGATATCATCACGGGATATCTTGGGGCTTGGGCAAGCCGCCAGCTATCAAGTTCCAAAATGAGAAAAGGGCTGGTACATAAGGCCACACTCTGTATCATCATGGCGCTTGGCGCGCTTATCGACTTTGCCCAACAGCGGAATATCGTAAATCTTGGGTACGATATACCGATGTTTGAAGTTATTTGTATTTATATCATCTTCATGGAAATCAACTCCATCATTGAAAACGTGGGGATAATCTTTCCTGACCTAAAGAACAGCAAGCTCTTAGGCTTGTTCAAGAATAATCAAGATTATCTCAATAGTTTAATTGATTCGGAAAATTCAAAGAAAGGAGAGGATGTAGCAGAGGAACACCCGGCCAAACCGGAGCGTAGCGCGACCACGCAATCCCCCGACTTGCCGCCAGCGCCCCAAATGACCGATACACTAGGTGGCATAAATGGCAAGTCTTGAAACTTTCATAGCACGAGCCATATATTGGGTTCGTGACGCTAACATGGGGTACTCGCAAAGCGACAGATGGAACTTCAATCCGCAAGCCGGCAATTGCGATTGTTCATCCCTGGTGATATACTGTTTGCGAGAAGCCGGGTTTGATACCGGCGACGCTAGCTACACAGGAAATCTCTCAGCCAACTTGACCGCACGCGGCTGGCAGAGGGTGCCGAATAATGGCAATCCACAGCGCGGCGATATCTTACTGAATGACGCGGAGCACACGGCCATATATATAGGTGGCAGACAGCTTGCCCAAGCGTCACAGTCAGAGAATAATACGGCCTTTGGACAGGCGGGCGACCAAACCGGATACGAAACAAACATATCATATTATTACGATTATCCTTGGAATTGTTATTTACGATACACAGGAGATGACACCATGGCCCTAAATGAGCAAGACCTACAGCAAATCGCGCGATATGTAAATTCCTATCGCTACGGAGCGAACAGCGCGACACTTTGGGATTACGTAACCGCCTCATACAATCGTATGCTAGCACTACAGAAAGACATTGCCGACATAAGCCGACAAGTCTGGCAGTACTCCTGGAACGACAAGGACGGCAAGGGCAAGCCAGAGGGTGGCAACATGTACAACGAAATGCATGCTATCATCAACAAGCTCAATGACTTGCAAAAGACGGTAGGCGACTTGCAAACACAGCTAGCCAAGTTGCAGAAGTAGGAGAGTGGCCCCGGTGATTCCGGGGCCTTTCAATATCTACAGACAACTCATTACCAAACGAACGCGTATCCAGTTCATGATATCATATCTCAATTGTTCCATATCCGACGATTGAATCATCGTGAAATACTCACCTAGCTTATTCTCATGTTCAATATCACATGATTCCGCATAACCGCTTACAGGAAAGTACGCCGTAATCAGTGAACTACCATATGGTGCTTTTATCCACAAACGAACAGGCCCACAAGTCACCACGATAGCCATGTATTCAGGCCGAACCGTTACATCCATATGACCTGACCAATCAGCCACCACAGCAGAAGCAAGCTCTACCGCGTCGTCCATGCTCTCTGTGAGTTCATCCTTTATAGCTTGCATATTCTCAATCCTTTCCGATAACAATTACAGTATAACACACAAAACCATATGCGTCAAACGCGCGCCGCATTTTTCTTGTCAGAGAAGTAATTGACAAGCGCGATATACATGTCTTTTGCATTAGCATATTCCATTACATTATAAACACTATGGTCTTCACTCTCAAAATATTCTTCATCCGTTTTTGGATACTTAACACATAGCTTGTCAGCATTATAGCCAATATTCACCCATACGTGACCATAAGGGCACAATATGAAGATAAGCACATAGTCGTCTTCAAGATACAAATGGTGACTGCCGTCAAACATATCAGTAACAAGTTCTGCATTCCTAACAGCGTCATTCACCAAGTCAGATTTAATCCTAATATGCCTTCTACTAGCCATTGGTCTAATCCTTTCATCTGTTCCTATCACCAACACTTATAATATAACACACGCGCGCGAGAAACGCAAATGCGCGACACGCCGAAAACGGAGGTGTTTCGCGACAGAAAGGTCTAAAACGCAAACACACGGGTACAGAGAAAACAGCACACCCACGCGACAGACGCGTGTGTTTTCTACTGACGTGTCAGGTGCTGTGGGAAACCGAAGAGCACAGCCCTCCCCAAAAC